CCACGATTGTTAATAACTAGCTTTTCATCAAATTCATTAATTCGTTGTTGGAAGTAAGCATCATCAGTAAACTCACCTCTTTCACGACGACTACAAAATGTAACATAATCATCAACAGCAATCTTTCTCAAAATTTCTACAGAAGTATCAAAATCATAATCGTTATCTTTTTCCCAATCTTGTATAATTCTTGTCGTAGTCATAATATAAGTCCTGTTCCATTAATTTATATAGCTATTATAACACAGGTATTTAGATGTGTACACTGTTTTGTTAGACTATTTTGTTATAATGGGTCACGCCTATACTAAACCCTTTTTCTATTTACATCAGTTTGACCATCTTTTGGCCTAGCATCTTGCGCCATCGAACCTTTGTAACCAGTCAGTATAGCTTTAAGTCTATACTTATCAATGTTATTTCGATTTTCAATTGCTTTCTTTACTGCACTTAATTCTTTATCTCTACGAATACTATTAGACATCTTTATTTTCTTTAAAACAATATCGTATAGATCATAACATTGATTATTGCTTAATGGTCTTATTAAATTTCTTGCTTCACTATCATAATCTCTTACATCTTCTGTTTCTTTCCACTTCATAATTTGCCTCGATCAACAAGTTCTTTTGTCATAATAAAATCTCTTACTAAACCACTTCGAACAATATCTTTAAAACTAAACTCAATAATATCGAATGATGTCATATGAGACAGTATGGTAATAAATTGGTTAATGCCTTCTTTATCGTTATTCTTTGTAAAGTCTGATTGATAGTAATCACCACACATAAGAAACCTTGCATCACGACCGATACGTGTTATAATAGAACAAAGCTCGTGGTAGTTACAGTTTTGTGATTCATCGACTATGACAATTGCGTTATTAAATGTTTGACCTCGAAGATACGATGTTGTCATAAACTCAATTGTTTTAATTTGAGTAAGTTTATTCCATGCATCACCATCATCAAAGAGATCATTAATGATTACTTCATAGGGTGCAGTATAAGCAGCTTCTTTCTCTTCTTGTGTGCCTGGTAGAAAACCCATGTCTCTTGTTGGTACAGCTGAACGAACAATAATTACTCTATCGTATGGAGTCTTATTATCCATTACATCAACCAAAGCAAGATATAAAGATACGAATGTTTTACCAGTACCTGCGGCACCAGAGATACAAAGATTCAGCCCTTGTTTATAAGACTCAAATACCTGCTCTTGAGTCTTTGTTGCAGGCTCTAAGGTTTTTAAATGCTCGAGGCGTAGACGTTGTGGTTTATTCATTTGGTATCTATCGTACAGCGTTTAGGATCTGAGTTTTTCTTAATTGTTTTAAGAACATCATTGAATTCGTTTGTTGCTTGACTAATAGTACTACGAACACCACCTACAATTTCTGGTGCTGACAATACTTGCTGGATATTAGGATCTTTAACATATTCTTGCATTGATGCAATAGACATCATCTTTGTCTCTACTTCACCAGTTTCTAAATTTTTAAAATCATACAATGGCATTGAACCACTCCGGTTGTTTACGCTTGGTCCACTTCATTGCAAACCTCGCTTGTTTAGTTTGGTAAAATGCACGATACGATTTAACAGCATCTTCAAACATGCACTCAGGATTAGAACCCATTGCTAATCTAAATGGGGTTTTACCTGTGCTATATTCGATTTTCTTTGGTGGATTTCTTAACACCAATGCAAGCTTTGTTTCACTCGCATGAACCTTACCATACCTATATGTATACTCGTCGCATAGCGCAATAAAATGTTTATAGTGCCAATCGTAATTACTTGCATTCTCTCGAGACCAGACCGTACATGGATGATTCATATGTACAGCCTTATATAGAATATCTTCTCGGTAATCATCGAGTTTAAAGTATTGCAACATAGAGCCAGACTTTGATGGCCTACGTTCCATTACACCATCGATCATACGATGTACGGTTGATAACATTTGGGCTGATTCAACAACCATTTTGGGAATGTGTTTGTCGCACTGAAGTTGTGCTGCTTTTACGGGATCATTGTCTAAAATAAATATATTCATAATGTATAGTCTAATGTGTATTTGAATGTATATTCTAATGTATATTATAACACAGTTTCACAGAAAAGTAAACCCCCTTTTAGAGGGGGTCGACCTAGATTTATCACCTCCTTACTTATGATGCATACCTTAATTCTTCAATGTACTCGTCTAGATATTCTATTTTCTTTTGCATTTTAAATGCTTTATCTGACTTTCCCTTCTTTAACAGTCTTTCACGATAGTATGTTGCTTTGTTCCTATCCTTCTTTAACCGCTCGATCTCTTGTAACCTCATATAGAATTTCGCCCTCCATAAAGTTTTAATTGATCATAATATAGGTATTTAAGTTCGGATCCTCCTTGTTACGGTTGGTTAATGAATCACTTTGCGATAAGATTAGGGAATGCTTCGGAGACTAATTTTTTTGTTACTCCTTTATATTTTCCAGCTAATTTCTTATCTTTCATTAATAACATAAGTTTTGCTTCTTCTGGAGATACTGTCTCCAAAACCTTAATAAATCTGCCTTCGCGATCGGCTGGCTTTAGACTGTCGCCTTCATAACCTTTTGCGAAAAAACGATACTCGCTTGAGACAGAACCAAAACCTTTAGTTGATTCTTTATTAGGAGTATACGGAGGTGAGCCTTTCGGCAGATTAAATTCGAGTGATTTGTCAAAGGCACCTTTTAGAAAGGTCTTAAGAGCTCTTGATTCGTTTTCAATAAGATATTGTTTCTTATCCTTTGACTTTTTAATTTTAGCAACTTCATGAAGAAGTTCTGATACTACTAGTTCGTTAGCCATTGTTATAAAATTCCTCTACACTTTCAATCAATAGATTACATCGTTTCTTAATTAAATAGTTTAATGCTTTCATTTGCATTGGTTTTTTACTATTGTTAAAAGTATTTATAATCATTTCACTGATGTTTTCTGGTATTTCTGTTAAATCAATTAATTTTTTATTACGCTGATAATTACGATATACTTCAGTATCCATTACCTCAGATAGCTTTTCAGAATTATCCAGCCATTCTTCTATTTGCTTTGCTCTTATTGGTGTTTGACGTAAACCTTCTTCAACAAATACATTGTCTGCAGACTTAACATTTGGCACACCATCACCAGCATCACCCTTAATAATATGATTGAAGCGATAGATATGAGGGTTCTTATCAGTTACTTCTTTCTTTTGCATAGGACTAAATTGTGATACATTCTTAAAGCGATGAAGCTGAATAAAGTCTTTATCTGATGAGATAATCTTAACTGGTTCATCTTTACCGAACTCTTGTGTTTGTAGTGCAAGGGTACCAATTACATCATCAGCCTCACAACCTTCTAGATGAATAACTTTATACGGTAGGTTTTCTCGTATCTCATCTCTTACTAGATTTAGAATACGAAAGATTTCTGGCCAATCAGTATCAGTCTGGTTATCTCTATTCTTTTTACGAGCTGCTTTATATTGTGGAAAGTATTCCTTTCTCCATGTATTCATACCATCACAGCAAATAACCATTTGACCATACTGATCTCGATACTTCTTATTGTACATACGAATACTATTCAGTATCATATGTCTTATCATGTTTTCATCATTTAATTTTTGTACTATAATATTTGATAACGCAATTTGGTTATAATCAATCAATATCATCTTCTTCACTCTTGTCGGTTAATAGTTCTTCCATACTCTCTTCGATCTTTCGAAGTTCTTCTTCTATCTTATCTGAATCTTCAAAGTTGCTGTCAACTAAGGTTACTAGCTTCTTATCGCCAGCATCTAGGTCTGCCTGAAACGGATGATTAAGTCCTTTATAACGATAGAACATTGCAGCCAAGTTATTAATTATAACTGACATATCTTTCATTTCATCACTACTTACATTATAGAAATCCATATCTTCGAAGCCGTCTATAAATTCGTTATTACATATTGCCTGATCCATTAATTGAAAACAATAATGGGCCAGCTCAACACATTCTTCTTTTTGAATTTCAGTACGTTCTTCTTCGTCTATGACTTTATCGATTTTTTCATCGATAACTTGTTTGAGTCTTTCCGAGGTGGGAAATTGTATTATATTTGACATAGACTTATCCTTAATCATAAGTTATATTATAACACAGTTTATTGTAAATGTAAACTATTTTTTTAAGTTTTTTACTGAGGGGGCTCCGATCTTGCAACCAATAAATCCATTGTAATACTCGTCTGTTAAAAGGACATCCCTGTCAAATTGCTCCTTGGCTTCCATGTATGCGCACTCTCCCTTTGTTTTACACAAATGAATAATTTCTCGTTTTAAATGGGCACAGCCATTGGAGCTTATTTCTTCATTGAGTGAATTACTTGAACCAAAGTATGTTTTCCAATCGGATTCAACTAAGGTCTTTTTTCTGCGCTTTCTAGTTTTTGTAATGCCTAGAGTTTTCTTAAACCAAAAGAACTTCTTACCAACATACTTCTTACCAGTTTGCTCATTCGTTATGAGATACACAAACCCGTAATAGTCGTCAGAACTAAAGTCTTCAGGTGGGATCCACTCTTTGTCATTATATAACCACATGTATTATATATACTAGTCATCAAATCGAAGCTCTTCGAGTTGGTCTTCTAGAGGTTCGCCACAAATTGGGCAGAACTTTGGGTCTTCATCCTCACATGATACACGAGATTTATTATAACACATAGGGCAATCAATGTGTTTTACATTCATACGTTATCCTTAATATATTCTTTAAAATCAACAAAGCCACCTACGACTTTATCATCTACTTTTATTTGTGGAAATGTTCTAGCTGTTGGAAATTGTTCAAACAACTCTTCTCGTGTAAAATCATTTCCTAGTTTTTTATATACATGACTAGCGCCTTCTATTTGTTTTGCTAGTGCAACCGCTTCAACACAAAACGGACATTGGTCCTTTCCAAAAATTTCAATATTCATTAACTATTTCCTTTGTATTGCGCGCATTCGATACGCGATTGACATTCTACCTTTATTTTTAACTAATGGAGCTCTAGCTCTATGCGAAACACTTGAATCTAAATATACTACTCTACCGGGTAAAGGGAGAACAGATTCAATTACTTCTCCGTCATCGTTAAGTATTTCTAAAGCTCCTCCCCATTCTTCTTTCCATTCATGGTGACAATACAGAAGAATTGTTCTATCAGTACCGTCGCCAATAAAATCATCCTCATGGGCTGTTCCATCTTGACCATAAACTTGAAGATTCGAATCAATAGTGTGCATATCCGTTTCTTCTTCTAATACGCTAAATTGCAAATGGTCTAAAACTTTAAGAAAAATATCGGGTGTGTTATTAGTAACATTATATAAACTATCACGAAACCATAAACTACTACCAAAAAATTTATGAGTACCCTTTGTAAATGCACTATCTAAGGGAAATTGATCTCTATTAGCTACATTACTATAAGTCCATGGTAAGTTATGCGCAGCTTTACTCATTTCCATTATAAAATCTGGTGTAAATAAATCATCATATACTTTCAACATATTATAAACTCAAGGCTGCTAGCGTATCAGTTGAAACATCTTTCTTAACTCCACCCGTTACGTATGAAGTAATTTCAGTTTCTTGTGGCGCCACTTGTACATTTCCACCCCCAATCCATTTTTCTGTCCATGGAAGAGGATTCGTTTTTGAAACATGATATGGTGATTGAATACCTAAGGCACGCATTCTCTTTGTACCAATCCATTCAACATAATCACATAATAGTTTTTCATTTAGACCAATCATCGATCCATTCTTAAAGAGATAATTTGCCCACTCTTTCTCTTGCTCAATTACATCAACAAATAGTTTTTGTATTTCTTCCTTTTGCTCTTCTTGAATAGCGACATAATCCGAGTCTTCTTTTAATAGACTCTTAATCATAACCGTAGTACTTGCTAAGTGAACATTCTCATCACGTGCAATAAACTTAATAATCTTTGCGTTGCCTTCCATCTTCTTCAATTCAGCAAATGCCCATGAACAAGCAAAGGAAACATAGAAGCGAACACCTTCTAACGCGTTAGCACACATTAAAGCCATAAAGATTTGTTTCTTATAGTCTCTTGGTGTAACACCTTCTTTCTTATGTTGTTCTACCAATTGATTATACCAATAGTCAATACTATCAGCGCACTTCATAACTTCAGGATTATCCGTAATCTCATCGAATACAGTTGATGGATCCGGATAGATATTACGAATAATATGAGTATATGAACGACTATGAATCGTTTCAAAGAATGCCCATGTAGTAATCCAATTCTCTACTTCAGGTAATGAACATACTGGTAGGAATGCTTCTAATGGTTCACGCCCTTGAATAGAATCAAGTAGGATTTGTCTCTTTAAATTACTTGTAAAGATATGTTGTTCATGTTCATCTAATGATTCAAAGTCTTTCTTATCCTTAGATACA